CTCATGTTGTCAGATGACGATGAACTTTTATTTTTTAGTAATTTGTGGCCGTGGGAATACTCGACCTACACAAGAAAATAAAAAGAGAGACGAATTCTACATCGACAAAGTCATACATACATCATAAACATAAATACATACATGCATAAATATACTAAACGAATACTACATCGACAAGTATATCCATACATATAGGTAAAATTACATATAAAGCATGTACATTGTAGAAAAACAAAACTTCAAAAATTTTTAACACTCAAGGTTTTCAAAACTTATCACTTACAACGCCCGCACAAAAAGTGGGTTAGCGGGTGAAACTGCCACACCACCAATTTGCGTGAGGTTGACGTTACCTCCACTACCTCCACCTCCTCCAGTAGTCGGGAGAGGATTACCCGAACTGATAGCAGCACCCGCCCATTGGGTCAAATTGACCGGTAGATTATTGGATCCAGTGGTTATCGGTACAGCTGTGGATACAGAATTGCCACCGACCTGGGCAAGGTTAACTGAACTGGTTCCAGCTAAGGTCACAGTTGGCATACTCCCAATAGTAACTGTAGGGGTATTCGCAACACTTACTGTAGTTGTTCCGGACACAGTTACAGTTGGGGTGTTAGCTACACTAACTGATGCAGTGCCACTCACACTAACTGAAGGTGTATTAGACACAGAGACTGGGACAGTGGTTCCAATAGTCGTGCCACCAACCTCTGTTATCCCAACCGGAACTGGAGTGCCAGTACTCAAGTTATTGCCACCCCATTGTGAAATGTTAATCGGCAACGTGCTAGCAGGTACAGCTACGCCATTAACCTGAGCTATGTTAACATTAGACATGGCACTCGACCCACCCCCTGAAACTGAAGGTGAAAGCGAGGAACATGACCAGTCAACTATATCACTAGGCACAGGATTTTGGGATGCACCAGCAACCATAAAGTCAACAAAAATCGAATAAACAAAATTCGTACCACAGGTACCAGTCAACTCTAAGGCCAAAGCGGATGGTTGTGAGCCAGCAGCCCAAGGCAAGTAACCTACTTGAGTAAAAATCTGAGGGCCAACACCACTAATGAATGCACTGATATCAAGCACTAAAGCAGGTGATCCAGTTTCAGAGGATGTTTGCATGGCAGAAAAGCCGCCCACGACGGAACCATAATTGGTGTAACTACTGCGAGCTGTGGAGGTGGCTGCTGATGTATACAAGCTTACAATGGCGTAAGTCCCTTGAAAGGACGCAGATAACGATC